CACGAAACCCTATATCATCACCATTGACTAAGACCGGCAACTCACGGATCTTTATAGATCTTCCGGTGTACTCTTCTACAGCCATCCAATAACAAATCAAATTCACAATACACAAAATTGGGAAACTTAGGGTAGAACCGATTAGTTGACCATTAGATTGAGTCACAGGCTCCAAGAAGGAAGCTTGTGGATAATTGATTTGTTGTTGAAAAATAACTGATCTTAAAAATTCCTTATCTTCGACAGAAAGTCCACTGAGTCTAAGTGACTCATTAAACACATCCATCGTAAGGTCTATATTAATATTATCAGTTGCTGCAGAATAATCACCAGAAACCCAAAAGGGTTCGTGACCAACATCTAGTTGGATTCTTTTCTCTCGGGCAAGAAGGTCGTGGAGATCTGATTCTTGTAATGGCCTACCAGTTAAGCAAAATTGGGGATACTGTTGAAGGTATTTCCAAAGATGTTTCTGGTAGAATTTGCTGAAGTAATAGGACCACGTAGTTCCCTTAGTAATAAGGCGAACTTTGAGTGGTTCTAGTACAGCGGCAACCATTACGGGTAACAGACCATTTTCCCGTTCCTTACGGACTTTTAATCGAATGTCATCTATAGTGATGGGCAGAACGCGCGAACGAGCCTCTTCAACGAAGCCGGGGCGAACCTCTTCCATCCTATAGATTTCATCCAGTCTCTTGCCTAACAGAAAAGAAATTCCTGATCCTATGTAATCTCGAGAAATGGCACCCTTGGCTCCACCCTCGGAACGAACAGTTCCAAAGGAGGCAGAGTGCGAAGCTTCAAAGAGTCTAACTTGAGTCTCTTTGAAGTTTCTGAAAAACCTTGAAACGCGGTCGTTAAAATCTGTACGGAAGCCCCAAGGGGTTCTAACAGTTTTAACCATCGCGTCTCGATGTTTTTCATATGACTTTTGTACATAGGAAGCCGGAACTTTGGCGCATCCCCTCTTGACTCCCTGTAAGTATCCAAAGAAAAGTCTCGCATTAATCGAACAACGTGAGTTGATTCTATTAGCGATAAATCTTTTAACGGATCCTGTAAAGAGTAGAGGGTGGCAACCAAAGCCTTCAGGTCTTTCTGGCAGATCATTCGCCAGAAATTTAGCAATGGGATAAGCAGTTACGTACTTTGCATAAGGTACGAATTGATCCAAATTCCAAGATAGCATGGTCAAAAGACCACTGAGAATGGAATTGGTGGGAAAACTGAGAACTTTTTCATCGAAATCTACCAAAACCTCTAAAATGCTACGATAAAATCGCAGACATTGGAGAAGTAAAGGTAGATTGCGGTGTCTAAATCCACAAGGTTTACCACCTCCACCATTCTTCGTTACCATTTCCAATTCGGCCGAAGTGGGCCCTTCTATACCAAGTGCTTTCAAAGCTACGTTAAAACGTAGAAAGAAAGATTTGGTTAAAAGGAAGGGTCTCCGACCAGTCACAACACCTTGTTGTGATAGGCGGTCTATCAAAATATCGCAAAATTGAAGTATGTTTTTCATATGACTTTTGTACATAGGAAGCCGGAACTTTGGCGCATCCCCTCTTGACTCCCTGTAAGTATCCAAAGAAAA